GTTTTAGGTACTGACTTCTAAAACTTTCACGGCTCATCATTTGTATTACTAGTTTAGCATAGGTTCCAAGAAAGTTCAAGCTTAATTATAAAAGAGATATAGAATGAAGCTATTTAATAGGAAAAAATCTTTTATTTTTTTAAAAAAAGTTAGTAAAATCTCTTGATTTATACAACTTTAGTTGTATAATATATACATAAGGTTAAGGAGGAAACCTTAGACAAGGAAACTAAAGAAAGGAAAAATAAATGTTAAGGCGAAGAAAAAAGCCAATCAAAGCTAAGACGAATAAGCTAGTAGTCAAAATCAACTTGTTCATCATAAGCATTGAGTGGCACATCGAATTCGGATAGTGAGCAATCACTATCCGCCCCTTGGTGGGGCTTGCTTTAATTATAACAGGTATCGTGATGAAAGTAAAATTTAATGTTAAAAAAACCACAGCTAGAGAAAAACTTGAGTTTATTTTAGGGCTTCTGTTGATCGTAGTGATCATTTGGTTTTTTGTGAGGTAAATATGTTAGTTGATATCAATGCTATTAAATGGCTGCTAGAAAATGCCACAGCCTATTCTATTAGTAAAAATTGTGGATTATCCACCCAAGCTGTAGACAAATATAAGAATGGTATTTCTGATATTATGAATATGCGTTTGAAACACGCAATTAAAATGACAGAATACGCCAATCAGTTAAAAAACAAAAAGTGATGGTTATTTAATCATCACTTTTTTTGATGTAAAGACCCATTGCTTATAGCAGAGAATCAAAAAAACATAGTCATTCGATTGAGGTTACAACGGACAATTTTAATAATTGCCGTTATAAGCACAATAAAAAAGCCCCCTCTTCTGAGGGGGTTGTGTGTCTTATTATAGATTATAAAGTTTCTGGCCACGGGTCATCTGTGGTATAGGACATATTAGTAAATCGTAAATCTCCGATGTCTCGGTCTGTTGGGACGGGATCATCGAATTGTAAGCGTAGCTGGTTATTGTCGCCCGGCCCGCCTAAATAAAACGTGCCAAGGCGTTTGCCCTTGTCGTTCGTCATAATGCCCAGTTTTGAGCTGGTAGAACGAAAGCCAACGGGAACGCTGTTAACGTTTAAAATCACAACGTTTCGCTCACGGTCAGACCCCTGTGGAACGTAATTGGACGCACCTCGTCTCACGATTCCAAACCAGCCCCATTGTAGGCCACCGAAACTAATTTCTACCGTGGAGTTTATACGTCTAAACTCGACATACGCATTGTTTTGGCTCGATGAAATTCTTGGCTTGTGTTTGACATCGCCAAACAATACAGACCAAGCGTTAGAGCCAGTCCCAGCGGTCTTTTTGATCCACTTCACCGCTCCGTTTCTAGCTGTCGTATCAGTATAAATTGTACCAATCTCTGCGTTGAGATTATATGGAAAACCTTGGCCTTTTAATTCTGAGTTGCTGCTACTTCCAGATCCGACTGAGCGCTTCAACTCCTCGAGATCATTCTTGCTTGCGAGTTGACTAGTGTCAATTGTCGGGATTTTAGAGCGAGTGACGAATGGATCACCACCGTTTTGCAATTTTGTATCGATGAGAGCGTCCAGACCGAGGTCTACGTGCTTCTCTTTGATGTTGGTGGTCATCTGCGCTTGTAACGTGGCATACGTTGGAAACAACTCGTAAGCTTTGGAAGTTTGCAACGCTCCGCCTTGATTAGCTTGAAGCGTACCGATATCTCTCCCGATTGCTGTTATTGCTTCTTTTAATTTATCCATGCTTCACCTCCTTAGAGGGTATTTTTAGCCGTTGTATAGATTTGTACGAAGTCGGTATTCTCAAGATCAGTAAATTTCTGACCGAGTTCAGTCATTTTGGACACAATCGCACTATCTGAGCTTCCGCCCGCTTGGATCTTCTCAGCGATTTCTTTTAGCGTGTCCAGTTCCTCTGGTACGCCTTCACCAAGGATTGCTGTTTTGACCCCTTGAATAGCTGTGTCCAGTTGTTGCTGTGTGATTCCACCTTGGCCGATTTCGGATTTATCAGCCTTGTTTGCTAGCATGGTCTTGATTTCTTTGACGTCGGCTCCGACTGCTTGTGCGAATTGAGTTAATTTTTCTGTGTTTAAAGTCATTTATATGTCCTTTCTAAATTTTCGCAAGATTGTATAGTGTAGTCAAATCTGGCAATTCTTCTGTGTTTGGCCCATTTGGATGTGCTGCGATATACTTGTCGATTTCAGCTTTAACATCATTCTTCATAAGTGTTAAGATTTCCTCAGTTGTAAATTCTTCTGCAGATTTCGTGACTTCAAGCCTAGTGCTTCGATCACTCGGAAAAATGTATCCATCGCAAACGACTTCAACGAGATATGATCCAATTGGCAATGCCTTTTCGATTTTAAAAGTAACTTTGGATTTATCCACTGTACTTTCAAATGTGGCCTTGCCTTTTTGATTAAAGATCCTGATTGTGGCATTTTTGCCATTTAGATCACTAATTGGACGCATGTTTTCGTCCAGTAGCTCATAGCCAAACAAAGAGGCGCTATCCCCTTGTTTAACAATAGCGCCACCTTCAAATTGCTTTAGATTGGTAGAGTTTAATCTCAATTTTCTACCTCCTTAACAATAATAAATTATGAGTTGGTATTTTTTTCAATGCTTCCAAGGATCTTCAAGTCGCTATTGAGTTGACCAACGATTCGGTTGAAGTCGTCATCGTGGATGCTGATTTCTGCAGCGCCTGCGTTGATTAGACTTTGTACCGTTTCGATATGTCCGATACCAAATACTGTATCTCCTACGACTCCAAAATATCCTTGTTTCCCTGAATGACTGCGCATAACTAACATATCTTTTGTTCCTCTTTTCTTTGTGCTTTCTTGTTGTGGTGCTGTTGGATCTGGTGTGAATGGTAATTCAAACCAACCGACCATGCGTTGACTTGGTGCATTCCAGTCAACATAACTAAATGTCCCGTCATCTGATAAATTCCTGCGAACCTTACGAACCCATCCGCCATTATAGAGAGCGTCTGCGTTGCCGTCTATGTTTTGTTCGATGGTTGTAACCGTTCCGTCTGCGTGTTCTGCCACCACAAAGCCAATATGCCCAAACTGATGATATGGAGAGCAGTCAGAAACGAATACAGAACCGACGGGAGGGTTATTATAACCGTTAAAGTATGTAACTTTAAGTCTCAATGCAGAAGCTCTGTTCAGCCCGTTTATAGCGTTTAAATAGCTAAAATTGAGATCATACAATCCTTGATATTGCAGAATATTGTCAATTAAAGCAACACATTGCCCACCGTAAGGGTTTGTCGGCACGGTAACACGTTGATTGACTACGCTATCTAGCGTATCTAGTAATTGTCTTTGAGTAGTCAAAAGACCGCCTCCTTTTTATTAATCTTGATTAGGTTCTTCATATCCAAGCGCACGCTCTGAATCGCTTAACCCAGCGGTAGTAGGGTCGTTGACGACTCCGACCAAGACAAAGAACGCAAACAGTACATTGATAAATACAAGGACTTTATCAATTGTTTGGCCAAACTCCAATTTGATGCCAAAGATATCGGCAAATGCTTGGAAAAGCAAAGCCAAAGCTGGCACAAGGGCAAGCCAAAAGTTTTTATTTTTTAAACGTACATTCCAGTTGATTTTCATAGTGTTACCTCTTATTAATTATTTTTGTTTTGAATTAATGCTTTAAGTTCCTTCATATCCTCGCTCAAGGCTTTGACCTGCTCTGCGAGGATCAATAGAGACTTATTCTGTTCATCGTGGTTATCTAGCCGTCTCACTGCTGTCAGACGGAAGTCACGCATGTTTTCGATATCTTTTTCAATAACGACCATGCGTTTTTCTTGTGCCACGACACTTCCTTTAAAATTTCCGTAAATCCCAAGGAGGACACCGACAAATCCAATGATCATCGAAATGTCCTCCGGTGTGAAATGGATCATAGATCACGCCCCTCTCTAATTAAAGTACTGGTTGTGGTGTAGCTGTTGCCACTGGTTGAGTTTCAAGATCTCCGCTTGGTTGAGCTGGTTTATTTTCTTTTGGAAGTTCCCATTTCCATACTGCCAACTTGCCATCTTGCGACAATTTACCTTCGAGTTCTTCTACGCTTTCGCCATTGTAGGTAAAATCATTATTTACTTGCACAAGCACACGAGTACCTTCGCCATATTTAGCGATGTGATTTGGATTATTAACAACAAAGATATCGTGCGCCTTGTATTCTTTGCCAACTTGGCCAGTTTCTACCAATTCCAATCCACGAGCATACAGAGTTGGATCAATTGGATTGTCTGTATCTGTTACACGAGCGAGAACTGACCAATCAGCCACTGATTTGACACTTTGGATTTGTTGAGTCATCGCTTCGTTCTCCTTGGTCAATTCTTGGATTTTAGCGATAGCGTTATTGTTGGCTTCGACAGATTTGTCAAGCTCTTTCTTGATCGCTACTACTGCGCCAGATGTGTCAAGTTCCATGCGGACAATGTTCAATACTGCTTCGACCAATGTTGCATCATCTTCGGTCATGCGGTTAGTTGGCAAAATTTCCTCAAATACACGGTATGGGAAGTCTTGCTTGATTGCTACCTTGGTAGTGTTAGCTACTGCATCGTATGATTTAAATTGTACTTTGTAATCCATTATTTATTTACCTCGTTTTTTGTTCTTGATTTCTTCAAAAAGATCCTTCAAGTCCTTATCGGACTCTAGGACAGAGCGATAGCTTTCAACTTCCTGAGCAAGTTGTGCTACAAGTTGCTGCGACTCGGTGAGACGAACCTTGAATTCAGCCTCATTGATTGACTTGCTGGCAAGTTGATTTGCCAGTTCTGTGATGATTGCTACATAATTATTTTCGTTCATTAGAGCTCCTATCTGTAGTTATATTTCGAAAGGACACTACCGATGTGACTTTGAGCAGCACTGTTTTTGAGATCCCAGCCATATCTTTGTAGGATGCCAAAACATGTGAGCAGATCCCATAAATAAGTTCCAACGCTACGATGATTACCATCTGCTGTGTAGATCATTCTAAAGTCAGATGCAATCATTTCAGAATATGTTGTACCATTTAGCGGTGCAATTCTTGGTTTACCAGCATTTTGGATGATCCAGCCCTGTTTAAACTCGCTGTGTTGCAAGTACATTTTATCAGCGTAAAATTTGGTGTAATCCTCAACATCTTTGTTTGTGCTGTTGTAAATTTCCATACCACTAAATGTTTTATTTCCACTATTCTCTGTACCGTCACGGTTTGATCCAATGATGGTTTTTGAGAATCTGTTCCCATTCTCGATATGCGTTCCATACCTGATAAATTGGGTTGGGAAATTGTTGAAAACTCGTCTAATAACTGCTGTATCAGTCAACATGTTCATCGCACTACTATCTAAATCAAATACTAAAGCTCCAGTATTTGATTCTAATCTTCCGCCTTTGATACGTTCAGCAGTGAAATCAATCGATGCCAATTGAGTGATAAAAGCCTTTTGTGAAGTCAATTCTCTGATAAACGCTTGATTAGTTACAAGCTTGTTGATCATTGCAGAATCAACTAGTAGCTTATCAGCAGTAACCGCATTTGAAGCGAGAATCTGAGTTGTGACAGAGCCGGATTCCATGTGGCCTGTCCGAACGCTCTGAGAAGCTAGATGACGGCTTGTGATTGAGCCATCAACTACCATGTCACCTTTAACCTTGATCAATTTTGCAATCAAAGCAATAGCTTCTGGTTCTTGTACCAACAATGAACTGATGGTTCTTCCATTGATGGTCTTACCTGTGCCGAATGAGATCTGGCCATCTGTTATGTTGATGTCCGTTTTTTTCAGAACTCCATCAAACTGACTGATGATTGTTGATATTTGACCGTTGACTGTTTGTTGATAGTTTGCAAATCGTCCATTGAGGCTGTCCTTGAAATCATCTAACTTGTCATTAAGTACAGAGTTTTGACTGGACAGTCTCATTCCAAATTCTGTGGAGAATGTTGAGAATTGCCCATCAATACCTTGTTTGAATTCAGCAAGTTTTGAATTAATCTTGGAATCAGTTGATGTTGAAATGGTTTCAAATCTTCTATTGATGCCAGATACATCCTCAGTATATTGGGACTTAGAAACATAGCCTTGTTCAAGAATCTGCCTTGTTGCTTTTACAGCGTCTACAGCAGCTTTCTCGGAGTAGGTCAGCATGCGCTGCTCAATTTCACCATTTGGGCCAGTTTTTGTCTCTAATCTCGTTAATTGAGTAGTGAGACCTTGAACCGTCCTCTCAAAAGTTGCCTGTACTTTCTCAACTAGATAATTTTGATCTTCTGGGGCTGG